GATACGTGCAGGTACTTTATCTGCCATACCATCGGTACTACCACCTAAATAGTAACCCGGATTGCTATACCGCCCACCCGCAGAATAACCGTTATACCGTCTGTTGTACGCAGAAGCAGCACCGCCGCCATTCAAAGCGGCAATACCTCCACCCATCCTGTATTGGGGAGAAAAGTTAGCCAGTCCCCCTTGTTGCGGAGGTGGCATCATAGCGCCTACTTGAGACGGTGCAGCACCCATAACGGGACGAGGCATTTGAGGTTGTGGTTGTGGAGGAGCACCGTACTGCCTAGCTTGATTAGCCATATTAGCAGCGTTCTGCGCTTTTAGATTCATGGCTTGTTGGACGGCGCGTTGTCTAGCGGCTGATTCTTGTCCTCCCTCTACAAATTCGGTATCAGAAAAGAAACGTTGTCCACCACTTCCGGGTCGCCTACTGGGGTCATAAGTGTCCTGTACCCGTTCTCTTATAGCGGTGTACTCAGGGACGGTACCTTGATACCCAACAGGTTCCACTTTTGCGTCACCAAAACCTAACGCGTTTATCGCTGTGCTGCCCAGCAAACTAGCAAGTCCGGCATACCCGGCATTTTCTTCGTTACTAAAAAAGTCTGCCACGCCAGATACGTAGTCAAGAAAACCCATACTAGTCTCCAAAACTCATTATTTGTGAGATTTCACCTAAGAAATCATAATCTACTTTACCACCTTTCGCCATACCCGGAAGACCCCGTAAATTTAACGGGCCTTGCATAGCACTGGTTACTGTTTGTGGCCGTCGTTGTCTTGATGCAGCCATTGGTGCACCGTAAGGACTCGCAGCGCCGTAAAATCCCGCCTGTTGTTGGGTAGCAAAAGGGGTATCAAACCCATATATGTAATCTATCTGCGCTAGTGGTGACTGCCCTACGGTAACTTTTTGCCCTTCAAGGTCTTCTGACCCTACTACTAAATCAAAGAAGTCTCTGAATGCACTAGCTTTATTTGCTTGCTGTATTTGAGTCTGGGTTTCCGTGGCAGTGTCGGTTACCATATCTCTGGTTGTTTGCGCTTCGGTTTTTATTTGTTCCTGAATTGCGGTTTCGATTTCACCAATACGAGTGTTCAGATTCTGCTCTGATGTACCAATGCGATCTAATAGTTGCTGAGTTGTTAGCCCCATCTTAGTGCCAAGTTCTTGCAGGGCAGCTTGTAACGCAATATCTCGGTCAACCCCTGCGTCTTCATACTCTTGTAAGGTTTTAAACAGCTCTGTTTCTAGTTCGTTAACTTGTTTTTTGGTTGCTAACTTAGATAGATCTGCATCTAATTTAACTTGGAAGTCTGTAAGTTGTTTAGTTAATTCATCTTTGGTAGTGCCCAGATCGTCCGCTAACTGGTCAATATTTTGGTTAGCGTCAGCAAGGCTTTTCTTTATTGCTTCGTCTCTGGTAAACCCTTGTAGTTCGTAAGCATCGATGCGAGCAAGAATATTAGCTTCGACAGCCGCAACTTGTTTCTTAGTCGCTAATTCCGCGATATCCGCATTTATGTCTAGCTGAAACTTGGCTAAAGCCTGTTTAACACCTTCTTGCGTTGAACCTACTTCAGCCGCTAGTTCCCCAAGGGCAATATCTATCGCATCAAAACGAGTCTTACCTTCATCCTGAAGAGCTTTAATTCTATTTTTAAGTCTACCTTCAGCGTTCAGTACGTCTTGCTGAGTCGCTAGACCTGCAATGTCTTCCGCAGTCAGTAGCGTTTTCAGATCTTCCTTGGTGGCAAGCCCTGCAATATCGGCTTTGGTTACAAGGTCAACCATTTTGCTTTTTATGGCAGCGACATCACTTGCGGTTGTACCTACTTTACTTGCAATACCATCTACTACTTTTCTCAAAGCATCTACTTGGTTTACGGTGGCAAATTTGCCTAACTCTGCATATAGCCCCGATGGCCCCCCTTCCTGCCCGGCTGGTACCCCTACAGCAACAGCGATAGCATCATACCGATCAATACCGTTAGCTTCTAGCTGGTTTATTAGTTTTACGATGTTATCTTCTAAGGTACCGACTTCGCGGTTGAAATCGCCTACTTTTACATAATCGTCGGGATCTCCTGAAATTGTCGTATCTTCTAGGTCAACTTGGTCAGATAAATCCGTGTCGCTATCGCTATCGGTATCGGTATCAGCAGGGTCAGCAGGGTCAGCAGGGTCAGCATCTTGATCTCCGGTATCTGCATCAGCATCACCTTGATTAGCGGCAGCTAACGTTTTGTACTCTTCTGCTACGTCTGCTATATCCACCGTACCTGATACAACGTCTTGGATTAGTTTATCTACAAGTGCCGGTATAAGATTTTCTGCTCCAATCGCAGCTAAAGCATCACGAACTCTTTCGCTCGTGGTTTTCCCTTCGTCAACTCCAGCACCGTCATCAGTGGTACCGTCATCAGTACCGACATCATCAGTACCGGCATCAGTATCTGGCCCCATCGTTCCTCTGCTATCTCGCGCGTCAATAAAGTCTTCATAACTATCTTGTGTTATGTCGTCTATACTTAGCGCTTCTGCGTCAACCAACCCCGCCAGCGAATTAATTGCAGCGTCATCAAAGGTTTCTATACCTTCAGCTCTAAGGATTTCGCGGATTTGATCCGCAGTGCTTACTTCTCCAACCTCAGTACCGACATCAGTGGTACCCTCATCAGTGGTACCCTCATCAGTGGTACCCTCATCAGTGGTACCGTCATCAGTGGTACCGTCATCAACAACTTCAGTACCGTCATCAGTGGTACCGGTATCAACAGCTTCGGCAGCATCAAGAGCTTCTTGAGCGGCGGTATTTATAGCAGTACCGATATTGCTGATAGTGGTGGTTACTGTCCCATCCTCAACCGCTTGGTCTACAAATGTTTGTATCTCAGCCTCTGTAAAGTTGCCATTGTTGTTGGTTATATAGTCACGAATCTGAGTTTCATAGCCTGCTCTAGTTGCAACGGCGGCGGCTTCAGATACACTCTCTCCGAAAGCAGTTCTTTGTTGCGCTAGTATTTCAGCCGCAGATTCACCTTCGCCCACAGCGCCGATGAGTTCTCTGTCAGCATCTGTCAAGGTGTACCCTGTAGCTGCGGCAACTTCTTCTAGTTCTTCTGCCGTTATTACTAAATTATCAAAGACATCTTGTTGACCACTTAACACACTATCGTCGGTTTGGTCTCCTGTTACATTACCGATAAGTTCCCTGTCAGCATCTGTTAGGGTATAGCCTTCTGCGGCAGCTATGGCTTCTAACTCTTCTGCTGTAATTGATCGACTATCAAAGTCTTTTTGCAGATTAGCTAGTGCTTCAGCTTCTGTGGTACCGGGAGGTAACATTGTGGCTAACGCCTCACCCTCAGCTAACGTATAGCCTTCCGCAGCGGCGGCATCAGTAATTTCTTGGACGCTAAGTGCACCTGCATCGAACTTGTCTTGTTCAACTTTAAGAGCTTCGGCTTCTGTAGTGTCGGCTGCAATATTACCCGCTAGTGCTTCAGCTTCAGCATTTGATAGCACGTACCCTTCCGCAGCAGCAGCATCTTTTATCTCTTGGGTGCTGAGTGCAAGGGCATCAAATGCAGTGGTGGCACTATCGGATTCTACTTGTTCAAAGTCGGCACCACCTTGGCCTACACGGTCGTAATCACTATCTTTAAGAGCATATCCTTCAGCAGCAGCTACGGCTTCTAGTTCTTCTCGCGTAAGTTGTCGGGGGTCTATGTAATCAGGTATACCCGCTTGGTTATTTTTATAGTCAAAAACTTCTTTGTTGGTGGGTGTATAACCCAAGTTGTTAAACATCCTACGGGTAGTATCTATATCAACTTCACGTTGAGTTACTACGTTACCCACCGCATTTACGTAAGATGTGAACTCATCTTCACTTAACCCTGCAACCCCATCAGTATCAAGCTCTGAAACATCAGGTACCTCTAGTTGGTCAGCGTCTAAGTTGTTTTCTTCCCAAGCCTCTAATGCTTGTTCGCGTTCTACTAGCTCTTGTCCGGTTAATACACCGTCGTTATTTACATCAAACTCGGCATCACTAGGTTTGCCGTATATATTTTCCGTAATATCTGCAATGAGATCTTGCATGTGCGCTAGTTCATCGGTATCACCAGCAAGCCCTTCAACTTGTGCGGGTAGTAGATCTACACCTAAAGCTCCAGCAGTATTAACAACTTCTGTCTCTGTTAAATACCCTGCATCATACACTTCGTTAGCTAGGCTATTCTGTATATACGGTTGATCTATTCCAAGACCAGTTAGATTCTCTTGAATACTTTGAGCTATAAGTGCTGGGTCTGCTCCACCTTCTACCGCCGCATTAGCTTCGAGCATAACCTTGTTGACTTGTGGGTTAGCATTGATTAGCGCATTCGTGATCATATCAGTACCAGCAATACCAGAACTTGTAGGGCCACCAATTATTGCGCCTAGAATAGTATCTTTTGCTATGTTACCTTCTACGTCTCTCTGTAAATCACCAAGCTTATAAAGCTCGTTTTCAATTAAGGCACTTACTCCACCTTCTTCAATACCTTCGGTTAGCCCTTCTTTAAGCCCTATTTCGGTGATTTCACCAACACGATCTATAAGCTCCCCAAAAAAATTAGATACCGTTTCTTTTACGTTTTTAGGGGCGTTCTCAAATACTGCATCGCTCATGTCGGCTACAAAATCGTCAAACACATCTTCGACAGTAGCTACACCTGACCCAATAGCCTCTGATGCTTCTTTACCACTCCTGCGTAGGTACTCTTCAAGAGCATTACCCCCTAGGAACATACCCCCCGCTGCAAGCATTACCCCTGTAACCGATGCTTTTATCGCTACAGTTTGAGCGGCATCCTCCGCTTCTTCCTGCGTGTAAGCCTTCCCTGTATCAGGATTTATAGGAGCCTTTCGCAACAACATCTCTTTAACGGCCTCAGCTTCTTCTTGGGTATAAGCCTTTCCTGTATTGGGGTTTATTTTCCCAGTGTCTACAAGTCTTTGAGCAGCAGCGCCCGCTTCACCTATTGTGTAAGGTTCACCTGTTTTTGGGTTTATCTTCTCTTGATACGTCAGGCTATCTAGTGCCTCTTCATACGCTTGGCCCGCAGCACCAAACCCAGCTTCCCCAAGATCTAACACTATTCCGGTGCCAAAACCTATCTTGTCGCCTATACGTTCTGCTACTTCCTTAGCTACACCACCTGCTTTCGCCACCCCCCGCGCAGCCGTAGCGACACCACCAGAGGCTACTAATAATGGTATTTCTTGGAGTATTTCAACACCAACGTAATCGACTAAAAATTCAGTGGGGTGATCTACAAGTGCTCCAAATATAGCTGTGGCGGATTCTTCAAAACCCTTTGCTTCGCCAATACGTTGTTCTATATCCTTTAAAGCGGTTTGGAACTCTTCAGAGTACGTATCGTTACCTAGCGCAGCGAGTTCAGTCCCTAACCGATGAAGTGCTGTATCCTCAGGATTATTCCCCAGCAACGACACGGCTCCTGCAACTGTTTGCATAAGATCCCCAGCGGCTTTTAAAGTGACCGCTTGAGAAGTCTGCATGTAATCAGTTTCGTATAACGATTCAACGGCCTGTAGCATAGCGTTCAAGCCTTTTTTAGCGGCTTGTGCTTTTACATCTCCTTCAGAAGCATCTTTAAATAGCTCATCTACATCACCTTGTAGATCGTTTATGAATCGTCCAACAGGCGTTTCAGGTTCCCACTGGGAATACTCGTTGTTATCGTTAGCAGCTCTTTCGGGATCAACCACAGCGTTTTGTTGGAGTAACTGATCTTGAATAACTTCCGAAGGGATACCTAGCATTTGCGCCACAGCATCAACTTGTTTACCAGAGTAATCAAAATACATGTTGCCAGCGGCATCAAGAGCTTCTTGGCTTAGGTCTGATGGAGACCCACTAAACAGTAGTCCAAGAGCTTCCCCTACAGTGTAGTTTCCTTCATATAGCCGTGGCAGTATCCGCAATAACGGGTTCGGATTCCCGTGGTCTTGCATGTAAGGGTTTGTTTGTCGAGCTGCATTAATGTTATATCTATTAACAAGCGACATAAACGTGTCATTAAATTGCACGCTACCAGAAGACTCGTCAACGTAAGCACCAATTTGCCTATCCGGTGTGGTTGTAGTGAAAGGGTCTCCGGTGCGGTCAGAATATATCGTTGGGGTGCCGCTTACTCTCCCAGTAAAGTCTTCTATCGACTCTGGTGTATACCCTTCCGTATAAGATTGGTCTTCCTCTTCTTCACTTTCTTCGGTACCAGTGCTTTCTTCCGTTATGCGTCGGATAAAATCCAAATCTTCTTCAGTTATAAATCTACTCATATCAGTTTGCTATTAGCACCCCCTGAAATGAAGCGCCGATCTGGTTGTTTGTATTGCTAGTTACAGCACGACATTCCATGTCTGTCTTTTCAGAAAACGCCAAAGGAAACTCAAAGTCAATCACTAGTTCGTTGCTTTGCAGTACGTTAATGAACTTTGTCCTGAACACGTTTGAGCCAAAGTCTCTCGTATCAAACTTGACCGTAGCGTAGTTGTTAGCCTGTGATATGGCAGCGGTGAAGACTAAATCATCAATATAAAGCGTATATCCAGCGGGGACGGTGTATACCGCCATCTGCGTTTGATTACCGTCTGTAATGCTTGCGTAAATAGTTCCTGTTGGAACCCCAGAAGTAGCGCCACTATCAGCTATATAAAGCGTACCGGCAGCGGTGCCCCCTGTCCCAGCCGTAGCAACAAACGCACGATTGACGCGTAACCAGCTAGAGGCATCACCAATTTGTACCTGAGTCTGGCCGTTCATATTAACCGTAACGCTTTTAACTTCGTAATTCTCGTCTAACCCCTGAATGGTTACGGTCTGTGCACCCGTACCTGCACTAGTATCTGCTGCACTAGAACTGCTGATAAACGCAGTAAAAGCCGCTGTAGGCCACGTCACATCACCACCCTGCGACCAAATTGTCTCTTCCGTGCCATTAATGTCGGGGTTGTATCCAAACTTATACAACGCACTGGCCCCAGCTATTTGGCCTTTCGATACTTGTAATTGGTACGGTTCTTGGATCGCCATAGCGTTTCTCAGCGCGTTGTCTAGCTGGTTAAAGTATATCCTAAGTATATTATTAAACTGCTCAAATGACTCCTGATCGTATACCTGTGGGGCATAGGGCAGTGCTGGGGCACGGAACGGAACGTCATATCTGGTGTTGTCTCCAGCCATTATCGTCGTCCATCAGGTCGCATATCTAGTCTAGGTGAGCCTAACTGCCATGTTACGCCCGATCCGGTAGACTCAATCTTCATCACCATCTGCCGCCCACGAACCCGCGTATTGAGCTGTCCGGTAAACTTTTCTATAGGTAACACAGCAGACCGAGTAATCGTACCATCATTTGACCCACCTACCGAAGCAGGGGAGTTGTACCCAGAGCCAGAGTTCTGCATAGGTAATAGCGTCATAACGGCGCTCGGTGACTCTGTTGTAGATCCGTCAAACGTGATATCAGGAAGTACACGCCAGATAAAGTTGAATTGATGTCCGTCATCTAGATCGAACTCGGCAGTGGTGGCGTATGCGTGTATTGGCGCACTGTCCACTAGCTCATTATTATCGACGCCTTCTTCCTGATTCACGAGATTGTTATTGTAAGTCGCGGCCAACGGGAAGTCTCGTAATCCCGAATCTAACCATGCGGTGCGATCCATTGTGCCGTAATACCAAATGTTATCCAGATAGTTATACACAACGTATCTGTTAGCTGTTTGTGAATCGGCAGAACAATAAAACCACCAAATTTCATGGTATGCCTCTACAGTGCCCGAAAACACTTGCCGATACTGCTGAGTATTGAAATCATTAAAGATAAACTTACGGAGATTACAAGGTAGTGGTTGGGTGCGACCATCGTACTTATAGAACTTATCCACACCCATCCAGTAGGCCACACCGTTGGCGTACGCTACCGCATTTTGAGAGGCTATAGAGATGTTTTCACCTACAAGCTGCGCTCCCCATACCACTGGGGCACCGACGTACTGGAGGGCATATAGGGCCGAATCTGACCACACTAGGACTTCCTGACGAGCTTGTTTAGCCGCTACGATCTCAGTGCCTCTAGATAGCTGTAGACTACCTGCTTGGTTTGTTGCCGCAGGAGTCCACTGGGTAGAATCTTCTTGGTCTGACCAACGGATTAACATGGGGTTTTTAGTGCCACTAGCCAACGCGTTACAACCAAAACAAAACACAAACCGGCTGATATCTGACACCAAAATAACGTCTTGTACGGTCGGTACGTTAGCTGTAGCAGGTGATACGGACGAGAGTAATACCCCCCTAGAGGTAAGCCCTGACGTGGCATCCCAGTAATATATAGGCCCACCACGCGGCCCAAACAGTAGATCTTCACCAAAATTAGCCTGTGACCAGAGGCGTATCTCCGTGTCAGACGTACCACCAGTGCCCCATACACCAGCACCCCAAGACCCTGCTCCCCAGCCTGTTAGAGGTATTACATAAGCCGCTCCGGTATTGATTTGGTAGGCAGCAGACACTGTACCACCCCCAGTTGCTGTAGAAGTGGCGTTACTATCAGCAGTTATAAAGTAAGTATTAGCTACAGTGGTATCGACGGTTATCTGATATTCGCCGTTTAGGGTAAGTCCACCAACAGCAGAAGCACCCGAAAACGTAACAAAATCACCTGAAATGTAACCCCCATTAGCGTCTACAACACTTACCGTAGGGGAACCATTGGTGGTAGTAAACGGGTCAGTAAGGCTTACGGTGTTACGTAAAGGTGTTATGTCGTTGTATGCGCCGCCATTCTCAAGGTAAAACTTCAGGTTAGTGCCGACACCAATCAGGTTTTGACTACCTAGCGTGACCCAGTTCCACAAGGATCGACAGACACCAAGAAAGGTAGCATCCGATATACGCTGCCACCCACCAATCTTTTCCGGTGTACCTTGCCGAAAGCGAATCTTATCGGATTCGTACCACCCACCTTCGCTGGTGTATCGGGTATTCTCTCGATTAACCCCCGGTTTTAACGCTAATTTTTGTAATGGCATACATAACCCGTCACATTGATTCGCCAAACGCTGGCGGTAGGGTTGTTACTACAATAGACGTATTCTGCTTCAAGTTTAGTGAAGCACCGCAATCAGAACAAGTATCTGCCTCTAACTCGCTTTCGTCTATATCATATCCACATTCGGCACATAAAATCTCAATGGTGTGCGCGGGTTCAACATTACCTTCGTCGTTTACTTTAGGTGCATGTGAGACTTTCATCGTTTTTGATACTCCCCAGAACTAATCATCTGGCAAATTTCTAATGATCGGTCACCTACTTGCTCTGCCCAGCGGCTACGATAGAACTCTTGTCCAGCCTCTTCGTAGTTACCATCAGCCATGTGCCCCAAGGCTTTAACAAACTTACGTAATTTGGTCTGACCAATATTAAATGACAGGTCTATTAAGGCTTCTTGACGCACACTATCTAGCTTTGAGAACCACTCGTATTCAATCGTCAACTCTTCGCGGCAACGTTTTATGTCGTTATTCAACAAGTAATCTATTTCGTCTTCAGAAAGACCAAGGCCAGATTCTGATATGTTTCTGCCAACACCAATAGTTTCGTAACCCGCAGAGCACATATAGACCTTA